TTCTGCCATATTAACTCCTATGCAAACGGTTGGAAACCTAAGTTTGCCGCTACTCCTAATCCTTGAATACCAAGACCCATTGCTTGTGAGAATAAGCTTGGTTGTTGTACTGCTGGACCTGTGTATTGTCTGGTCTCACCTGTTGGAACTCCTCTTAAAATATCTGAGTAGAATCCTAATTGTTGTTTTGGATAATCTCTTTCTTGCATAAATGTAGAGTATCCTAAGTCGAGAGCTTGTTGATCCATTCCTCTCTGTAATCCACCTAATCCCATTTGCTGTTGGATATCTGCTTGACCCGATTGTTGTTGAGCAGCAGCTGTTGTAGACATACCTAAAGCTGATTGTAATTGAGATTGTCTATCTTGTTGTGCTGCTGATAAAGCAGTATTATATGCATCAGCTTGTGCTTTTGCATATAGGTCACCTAAACCTTGTTGTAAATTTCTTTGGCTTTCTGCCTCTAATATAGCTTGACGTGAACCACCAAATGCTCCAGCACTTGCGGCTTGAGCTGCTATGCCTTGATCACTTATTTGATTTTGTCTTCTTAGTTCTCTAGCTGCAATGTCTGCTACGTTTTTGTTGTAGTCAGTCATGTAGCTACCTACACTTGACAATGCGGGTGCCCCCGCTGCGGTTGCTGCTGTGTATGCTTGACCTTGTTGCGTTTGTCCAATGCCTCTTTGTGCTTGCGCTTGTTTGATTGCTTGCTCTTCCATACTACTTAAGCCAGCAAGCCTAGGTCCTGTGTATGGTATAAAATCTTCTTTTGCTACATCACCTGCAGTTGCTACTAAAGACTCAGCAGCTTTTTCCATGTACTCTGGAAGTTTTATTTGAGTAGTAGAATCTTGTCCTGCTTGTTTAGTTCCGAATAAAAAATCTAACATTATGCTTATCCAAATAATCCTATATTTTGCATTTCTTCTTCCCTAGCTTCTTCTAAAGCTTCTTGAAAATTCTGTAATAACGGTCCATCTGATCCTTTGTATGCTCTCGCTATTATACTATCGTAATCCATTGGTTGTTCTATTTTTCTACGATAAGAAAAATATGGTAAATCTTTTTCTGGTTTAGGTTTTAAATCTCCTCCGTCTGGCATTGGCATACCTATATCACCACCGCCTCCACCTTTTTTAGGATTCATAACACGATCAATAGCTCCAGCAACTTGCGGAGTTAAAGCCGCTTTTCCAATTGTAGCGCCTTTGCCAAATTCACCTGTGTTTAAATTAAATCCTATACCCTGTGTAGCTGGATCAAAAAATGATTGATTAAGTCCTGCGTAATTATTATCTATTCCATCAAGTCTTACTTTTCTTCCAATAAGTTTGCCTGTAGCAGTGTCATATACACCAGGGTCAACAACAGTAGTTCTAGCTTTCATTGGACCATACATTGCTTGTGAAGCGCCTGGACTCATACCTAAACCATCAGCACTACCTGATCCAGATAATATTGCATTGACTCTGTCTTGAAATTCTGATTCACTTTCAGAAGGTTGTTTTTCTAATTCTTCACCACCACCTAATGATTTAATAATTTTCATAAAAGGTAAATTTTCTAGCATACTTCCTGCACCTCTAGCTACGTCACCCACAAATTCTTTTCCTGTTGGAGGAGCAGTTCTTAAAACTTTATTAACAGGATCAAATACTACACCACGACCATACTTTTCAATAAGACCCAAAGCTTCATCATAATTTTCTTGTGAGATAACTCCTGCATTTAATAATTGTTTAGCATCATTACCACCTAGTCTAATACTTCCTAATCTTTTTTGATCAACACCAGACATTATCATTTTGGATAACTCACCCATACTATAACCTGTTTGTCTACCTTCAGGACTCTTAGCAAATTTAAGTTGTTTTATTAATTCATTTTTTTGGAAATTACTTAAGTTAGGATCGTTTTTTACTTCTTCAATTTTTGCATCTACCGTAGCTTGAATTGCTTTAACTTCATCATTACCACCAAATAACTTTTCTAAAAAGCTTTTTTCTTTTTTATTATCTTTATCTTGTTTTGGCGTAGATGGTTCTGTGATTCGTGGAGCCATCTTGACACCAGTCTCTTTTTCTTTAGCAGCCATAGCATCTTCTAAATCTTTGAGTACACTTGTATTTACTTTATTCTTATTACCACCGCCTCCACCGCCACCGCTAGGTTTTGGTCGACTGTATGATCCTGTAAACCCAGGATTTCTATCAGAAGCTCCCCCTCTACCAGGAGGTCTGAAAGAAGGGATACCTGTTACGGGTTGTGGCTCTCCTGAACCACCTAGTAGTTTAAGTATACCTGCTTCTTGTGGGTTAATATAAGCTAATGATTCACCTTCTGGTGCCATAGCATTAACTGTTTGTGCCGCACCTCTTAATTGGTTTTGTACATTGTCTAGTGCCATATTATAAAAATCTTTTTGTGGTTCTTGTGTAGGTGGTAGTTGAAATATGCCTCGTTGTTTTCTAGATTCTTTTGCCAAAAGGGCTGTGATTCCTGGCGAAGCTTCATTTGATCTAACAACTGTATCACCTGATTGAACTGGTCCTGCAACTTGCATTTAAATATTATACCTTTTTTGTGCCCTTCTGACAAGGGGGGCACGCGCAAAATTATAGTGGATTATTTGTATCACTCGTCACCTCCATTAAACTTACTATTACATGTAGTCTGCCTGCTGTAACAGCTTGAGCTTTTAGTACTTCAGCAGCTTCCATAATTAAAGGATTAGTTAAAACTTCATCTGTTGCATCACCGCCTACAGCTTCTTTCTTTAATCTAAATACAGCAGAGCTAGCATCTGTGATTGTTAAAGTTGCTGTGTCACCTGAGCCAGAGTCATCAGATATTAATATTGATTTAATAATAGCCTTAGTAACTGCAGGGCACGTGTATATAGTAGTATTATTTGTTGTAGTTAAATCTACTTTTTTACTTTTATATTCTATAGCCATTAACTTAAAAACCAATTCATAGAAGTTTGCTCCGTTTGATCTGCAATCTTAACAGGAGGACTTTCTTCTGCATAATCTTTTAATTTTAAAACTTGTATCAATGTGTCAAATGTTCTCACATCTATCTTACCTTCTGCTCTTTCTTTATAAGAAGGTTCTGGGTATGCTGGGTTACTGTATAGTGACATTATCTAGCTCCGTCTGCTCTGCCTTCTGCTCTCCATGTACCTAGTCGCCATGATACACCTGTAGTATCTGATTCATACCTAGCTTGAAAAGATCTTCCTCTTGCTCTTAAATCTAACTTGTTTGCTGTATTGCTTACAGTAAAAGGTCCTTTAGTTATTTCAGAATCTTGTGGGTATATTTTTGTTTTTAAAGTAAATTTCACACTGTTACCTGCGCTGTATGTTACATCGGGTATAACTCTATTCATAAAGTAAACACTGTCACCATTTGCATCACCATTAAAGAAACCTGTTTCTACAAAAGCTGTGATTGCAGAACCTGCTGCATCTGTTCCAGACTCTTGATTATATTGTAAACCAGTTTTATCTACGGTTAAAGGGTTAGCAAAGATATTAGAATCCACCCACGCTGTTCTATCTAATGTACCTATTGACCAGTTGTTATCTATGTAATTATATATTACGTACTTATCAATATCATCTGAACCGCCTGATGGATAGAACCACCATATTTCATTAAACTTAATATTCTGTCCAGCAAATACTTTTTCTCTTTGTACTTGATTAAAGTCATCAAACACATGTTGTAATACTGGACACGGTAAAGTTCTTACCGCACCATCATACATGTAAAAGTTATCCACGCCCATCCAGAATGACGCACCTTCTATTGTAGTAGCTGCGTTCTTAGATATAGTACCTGATATTTCTCCAAGCACAGAAAATGAAAATGTAAAAGGTGGACCGATAAATTGCATAGAATAAACATCTACATCTGTCCATACAAATATTTGACCACGCCCTTTTTCTGCTGCTTCTATATTAGTTCCTGTACCTAACCTTTGTTCACCAGCTGTGTTTGTTATCTGCGCATTCCATGTACTTAAACTTTCTTGATCTGAAAATCTTATAGTCATTCTATCATATGTGGAAGAGCCTTGAGGATTAGCACCGAATACAATTAAGTGTCTATCTGGTGTAGATACTAACACTTGTCCAACTTTAGTTGGTATCTGTGAAGCATCTCCACTTAAAGTATTTGTTACATAGTAAGCTAGTGTAGTTCCTCTGTATGTACTGGGTGCTGCCACAAAAGCACTAACATCAAAATAATATATTGTATCTTCACCACCACCTACAGAAGCTACGATGTCTTCACCGAATGCATCCATAGACCAAACTCTAGGAGATAAAACAACACCTGATGCAGAACGAGCTGTACCCCATGAAGAAGTTCCCCACAAACCAGCACCAAAACCATAACCCGTTAAACCGTCATCTGGTCCATTGTTAGTTAAGTATCTGACTGTTATAGAACCTCCACCAGTTTGACTTCCTGAGCTAGCTGTACCTGAAGAAGCTACAATAGTGTATTGATTAGTATTAACATATGTTGCTACATATTCCTGTGCTGCAATAGTAACTCCATCAAGTGTAACTGCTGATTGAATAACAACACGAGAACCTGGACTAGTATTAGCTAAACCATGATTGGCATGTGTTACTGTTACTACATTAGAACCTGCAGAACCTGTAGTATATGGATTAGTTAAAGCTATTGGGTCTGTTCTAAATGGAGTGATGTCATATACTTGACCACCATACTCAACAAAGAAGTGAGTTGATGTTCCCATAAATATAAACTTACTACCATCTGTATCTCTGTGTGGAAATATTTTACGGCATTGCCCTTGTAGTTGTGCTGAACTAAATCTTTTAGCCCAACCACCTATCTTCTCTGCATAGCCTTGGAAGAAGCGCACCTTGTCTGCGTTAGTATAACGCATCTGCGCTTGGTAATCTGTTATGTCTGTGATAACTCCTGGAGGCGCTGTTAATTGTACTAATGGCATTTGCCGTGCCCCCTTTCCTACCTGCTAGGTATATTTATTAAGTAACTCTCCATCCACATTATCTTCTCTTTGATAATGGCAATGTCCTGTTGCATTTGAGTAATATTATCTACTTTAGTTTCAACAGCATCTAGTCTTTCAGACCACATTCCCCATGTCACGGCTATACCAAAAGCCATTACCACATAGGGTGCTATTAATTTAAGATCTATCTTCATGGTTTAGTTGGAAAAACAACCTTGTTTACTTTATCTACAGTGTCTAAGCCTGCTGTTAAATCTCTTAAATCTTGTCTATATTTTTTCTGTGCGTCTGTCATAGTATTATCAGATGTACCCCACCAATCTGTTTCTGCTAATAAATTGTTTCTATCTTTTCTTAATTCTAATAATGCCCTATCGAGAGCGCCATCAGCCCACGCTTTTTCTTCTGCGTCTCTTGCTGTTTCTTCTTCGGCAGTGAAAAAAACTTTTTCACCATTTACTATTCTAAATCTAGCCATTAAGTAACTCCATATAATGTTGCTCTGATACTTGTAAAATTACCCGAACTTGGATAAAGTCTTAGACCTGATATTGCACTCGTAATAGCTGTGTTGTGTCCAGCATAATAAATAGCATTTTTGTTTCCGTTATGTGCTTGTTGAAACCCATGTCCAAAAAAACCTGGATGTCTTGATGCTTCTGTTTGTGTTACATAAATAACACCCATAGATCCATTACCTTCACCACTAGCATTATCATCAATGGCATTCATTATATCCCATGAATCATTTCCATCACCATTTTGATCTGAATCATTACCAGCACTACTTCTCATTTTTCCAGCAAATCTATAAGAAGTTGCAGTTTGAATTGTGCCACCAACAAAAACTCTCATTCTAAAACTTACATCACTAGCTGTAACTAAATCTTTAAAAACTATCATGTTATAATTATAAGAACCTAAATTACCGCTAAAATCTATTTCACTTGCACCAGCTCCATTAACTGTAGTAATTTTAGTTATACCTTGTGGTGTTCCAGTGACAGTGCCAGTAAAAGCAAATGTATTTGCTAAATTAATTTTATCAGCTGTGATTGCATCATCTGCAAAAGCTCCTGCGGGTAATGTATTAAGTGCCATTATGGTAGTACCTCCATAACTGTTATTGTTGATGCTCCTGAAAATTCATCGCTTGTGCCAGTTCTATTTACATAAAAAGTATCTCCCTGAACATCTATCTGTACTTTGTATGTGAGCGAACTTGTTGATGAAGGGGAATCTAAAAAATTAAAATTTACACTTTTACTTTCATCGGAACCAGAGTTTCTTCTTAAAGCATTAAATCCTATATATGTAGCACTACTATTTGTTCCTATACCTATTGCTGTGCTATCTCTTACAATTCTCATAACACCACTATAGGTAGCATTAACACTTGATGCGTTTGTATTTACAAGAATTAGAATTTTAGAACTTGTAGATGTTGGAGTTATTGATACAGACAATCCAGTAACATCTGTAAAAGATGTAGATGTCGAACTAAACCCATCTGTTTTTGTTGTTGAAACTATTTGACCAATCTTAAACTTTGAAGAAGTAATGACGCCTGAACCATTAGATGTGATAAGATTATTATCACCACTGTCATTGATTAAATTTACTTTTAGTTTACTGGTCATTAAGCTATTCTTTCCCCTTTAACATAGGTAATATTTTGACCAGTTAATATTCTTCTATCATCACTGCTATCTTTTTCTATATACCCTTGAAATGCAACATATTGACCAGCAGTTAGATACATAACCGCATTAACATGAACAGTTTGTAAATCTTGTTTACCATCAGCACCATCTTCTCGCCTTGATTGTTTTATGTCAGCAGCATTGGTTGATAATTGTCTTGTAATTCTAACCATAAAATTTCTAGCTGTTGGATTGTATAACGCCATAGAAACATTAAAGTTATAATAACCAGTTGAGGGTGCTGTATATAACCCTGTGGCTGTATTCCAATTAGAACCAAAATTGTAATCCGTGCTTTCAAAGGTACAAGTAGTAAAAGTATTGTTAGCTATTGTTTGATCTCCACCACTCTTATACGCTTGAAATCCTGTGCTATTAAAAAAATCAGTTGCTAAAGTTCCAGAAGGAACAGTAATGGTATCTCCTGCTTCACCAATTGTAATTGATGAGCCTGACTGCTTTATAATCTCATTTACCTTTAACTGTGATACCACTACTTACTCCTTATGATTTTGGGTTTGCGTCTTTGATAGCTTTAATTCTAACTTTCCATGCGTCAATATCTTTATAGATCTCGTCTAGTTGATCTCCGATATCTCCGTACGCTGCTCTACGTGTAGCTCTGACTTTGCTGTTTGTTTCTTCAGTATCACCTGCTGCTTCTTGTGCAGCGAGTTGTGAATCTGTTGGCTTGTCCAAACCAGAAATATTCCATTCTTTTATGTATGGACCTTTACCATCAGAATCATCCTGAAGTAAAACATCTTTTGTAAAGTCTACAGTCTTTGAGTTAGCTGCGCAGTAAAGTTTTATCTTTGTGCTTAATGATGCCATTGTTTACTCCTAACCGCTAAAGTTTGCGTATTCCACAACCTTAGCTCTTTCTTCAGCTCTTTTTGTTTTTACATCAGAAGGCATAGCTTTTCCGCCCTCTGCTTCTCTGACTGACATCCAGTCAGTTGATGCAAGATAAGCTCTTGCTGTTTCGTTGATTACTTTTTGATCAGCGAACTTGTCTTGTTTGTCCATGTCGGCTTTGACTTTTGCCCAAGTAACAGCATCTGGCTTAGAGCCAAAAATAGCTGTGTCGTTAGAGTCTTTACCAGTAACCCACTTAACTTGCGAATTAAATTCCGCTTCGGTAGAGGGGGCACCTGTTATGACAAACTCATATGAACCAATCGATTGTATTGCTTGTGCACAATCTGCCATTGTTTACTCCTTATAATATGACCAGTGTTCCACCACTGGCTACGTTTATTGTCTGTCCTGAGGACACTGTTATAGGACCCACTATACTAGCATTTTCTGATGCTGCTATAGATAAGCCGCCTGTCAAAGTTTGTACATTTCTGTATGCACCTTGAATACTTGTTAGTTTCGCAGCAGTAACTGTTGCGTCACTTGGAGTACCTATGTCTAAAGTATCTCCGAATATTTGACCTGAAAACGTTGCACCGTTTGCAGGTGGTCCTGTAAATGCTATTGTACCAGATGTTGAGCCCGCTGTAAAGGCTGTTCCTGGTACTTGATACACACCATTTATGTGAATCATTAGCGATGCTAGGGAACCTATTGTTTGTGTGGTGCCCCCTACAGCTATAGTAAACTGTGTGTTGGAACCATTAAAGCTGCCACTGATATCATCAATGACTGAAAAGTTACCTTGTACTATTGGATTTCCGATGTATGCCATTATCCACTAAACTCCATAATTTGAAACATACCACCATGCACTCCCATACTCGTGCCATTTGTACCAGCCCACTGATTTTTAGAAAATTGAGGGGTATAAGTAATAGCTGATGCTGTTGATGGGCTATCAAGAAATGAAACAGCCATAGTGCAATTCAGGTAATTAATACCTAATGTATTGGATCTGTTATCATACTGAAATCTTCTACCAACATCTTCTGCAATAGTAGTTTGTATAAGTTTTCCTGTGGTTGTACCACCAGATATTGCTCTTTTAAAATCTAAATCAACATTAAGTGCTTGTGATGCTCCAGCAATATTACTACCAAAGGTATTCCATGTAAGCCAAAACTTTGATGATGAACTAGCGGGTGTTAAAGTTATAGCAACATCTGTAACATCAGTAAATGTTGTAGAACTATCTGTGGTTGTTGCATATTGAGTAGCGCTGCCATCTTGATAAATATTAATAATTTTGCCAAGACCAGAAGTTTTAGCAGCAGTGACTGCACTGTCCGCTATTCCCGCTGTTGGTATTGTTGTTACACTCATATTATGCTCCTATTACCTTGTATGCTCCAAAGAATGTTCCAGAATTTGCTGTGCCTTGAATGACCTCACCACCACCACTGTTACCATCTATTGAAGCATAGATTTCTACATAGTCATCAGAATCTAAAGTTAAAATAGATGAACAGTTTAAAGTGTGTGTTTTTCCAAAATTATTAGAAGGCTCTACAAATGAAAATCTTACTACTGAACCATTTTTTCTAATTTGTAAAGTGATAGTTACAAGATCAGAATCACCACCAGCATATCCATTTATTTGTGAATAAACAAAATATTTACCTGATATAGTTGGTGTAAATTTATAATCACTTGTACTATATTTACTATCTGTGTCTAATTCTGCTGTGTCAAAATTAATTTTTGTTAGAGTGTTATCAGATATAGATTGATCACTTGTAAGCTTTGCTTCAAATGCTGGAACCATAGAACCTGCACCTGTCACAGTGTCTGTTCCATTTGTGCCGAGCGTAATAGTATTTGTAGCGTCAGTGCCAAGAGGCGAGATTGTTGATACTTTTAATGTGCTCATGTTCCTATTCTATAGCCTCCAAAACTTGAATTTGATTGTGATGCATAAACTGTACTTGCATTTCCAGAGGCAGTATTTTGATAACAATAAGCCTCTACATAATCGCTTGAGCCATTCATATCCACAGTAACTCCCACATGATTACCCATAGCATTACCACCACTTGCGTTCCAGTTATTAGTGATAGCACAGATGTTAGAACCATTTTTTCTTATTGACACTGAGCCATTGTGAAAATCATTACTTGTACTTGTATCCCAATACAAATTACAATATATAAAATATTTACCTGCCACTGTAGGGGTGAATCTATTACTAGCAAACATACCGTCAGAGTCATATCCTTCAGTATTAAAAACAGTTACCTTTGTAGCTGTGGCATCAGATATTGATTGATCAGAGCCACTACCATATGCATAAAACGCAGGTTGTAAAAAATTACTCTGTACGTCTCCACTACCCAAGGCAATCGTACCTGCGTTACTCGAACCAAGTGTTAAGGTAGAAGTTCCACTTCTTGTATCGATTGTATCTACTAATATCTTTGACATCTATACTCCTATTAACCTATATCCATAAAATCTAGCATAAGCTGATTGTAAAGTTGTAGTACCACCGCTTTGTTGTAAAACTTGAACATGAACAGTATCTCCTGCAGATAAATTTTGTTGTGATGAAAAACTTACAGAAGGGTCAGCACCACCATCAGTACAAGCAGCATTGTCTCCAGCAAAATCAACAAAACTGTCATTTACTTTAAAATAAATTTGATTTCTTTCTCCTACTGAAAATCCTGGATTACTATAAGTTGTGTGTGCAAAGAAAACATATTTACCTGCTTTGCCTGTAGGAACTGTAAATTTATAAGTGCTTGTATTAAAAGCTGAATCTGTGTCATAAACTTCTGTATCAAATGCTACTGTTGTATATGTGTCATTTGAAACTGACTGATTGCTTCCTACTTTTACAAAAAAAGCTGGAGTGTTAGTAATTGTTCCACCTGAACCTAAACTGACTGTATCACCACCCGCTCCTAACGTTAAGCTAGTGCCTGATTGTGGTTCTAAGTTATCTACGAATATTGTTCCCATTATGCCCCTATTATTCTATATCCATAAAAAAATGATTCTAAGTTTGATGAACTTCTTATTGTTGGAGAGCTATCACTAGAATCTAAATAAATTTCTACATAATCATTGTTATCCATAGCAATAATACCATGTAAGTCTAATCCTGCATCTCCACCATTAGAATCTGGTCTAGTAATTTTAGCTAATCTTTCAGTTCCATTTTTTCTTATCATAAGAAATAATGAAGATGCTGAACTCACTGAGACGCATCTTAAAGAACATCCAATCATATACTTGCCTGCCACTGTGGGTGTAAATCTGTTGGAAGCATACTTACCGCCACTATCAAAAGTTTCTGTGTTGAATGTAATAAGAGTAGCAGTGTCCGCTGATATGCTTTGATTACCATCCGTTTTATGTGCTAAAAAGGCGGGAGTGTTTTTCATATCAGTAGCTAAAGATAAGGTAGGAGTGTTGGTATTAAAATCTACTGTTGTACCACTAGCAAATTTAATGTTCTTTGATGAACCACCAAGAGTGACATCAGAACTTCCGCTTACTGGTGCAATCGTATTTACCTCAAGTGTGCTCATACTACTGTAAGATTACCCTCCACTGTAACAGTTCCTGTAAATGTTACAGGACCCGCTAAGAATGCGTTATCACTTGCAGCTACTGCTACAGTTGATGTTATGGTTGCTAAGTTTTCATATACTCCATTAAATGATGTCATCATAGGAGCTGTTATTGAATCGTTGCCAGGTACATTTGTACCAACAACGCTATTTAAAAATATAACAAAACAAGTATCACTACCTGCCAAAGCTGTTGTAAAAGTTATTTGACTACCTGCTACTGTATAGTCAGTTGTAGGTTTTTGACGCACACCATTACGAAGAACCGCAATATCTTCTGGTACTGCTACGGTTGTTGATAATGCGTATGCTGTAGCACCACTGCCAGATATTGTTTGTACAGATGTACTGCTTGTAAAATCTTTTGTTACTGGATTACCTAAATATCCCATGTTACTCCTATGTGCTTATGCTATCTATAAAAGATACCCACACGTTTAAACTGTCTGCTGTGTCTGACTTAGCTTTTAAAACATCACCACTTTGAAGGACCACTTTCGCGCCCCCATCAATTAACTCTAATGAACCACCTGCTGGTACAGGGGCGTTCTTTACAATATAAGAATCAGCAGAACCACCACTAGCAGAAGATGTTATATAAACATCAGCTTTGATAGTAGCGTTTGTAATATTAGATAATCTAATTCCTATGATTGCATCGTCAGAGTTTGAGGTGATAATACTTCTAGCAGTTGTGCCTATATTAACATCACCACTAGAGTCAAATGCTACAGCTCTCTCGAAATCTTGTGCCATCTATTCCTCCTTATAATGCCACAGCTAAAGCTATAGCGAATCCTTTCGTTGCTGCATTTGCAACATCTACACCGTTAACCGTACTTACTTGTAGATTGTCTAACGCATTTAAAACATTAGTACCATCTGAATAAATTATTGCATCTCTGCCTGCTGGTAAAGTAAACGTAGTACCACTGCCAGTAGTAAATATTATAGAGTTACTATTTGCAGTGTTATTTAATACTATGTAAGTAGTTTCTTTTGCAGGTATAGTTACTGTGTTAGTACCACTTGGTGAGCCACCGAAGTCGAGAACAAGATTTCTTCCATCTTCGTCAGCGTAAGATGTGGGGTTTGCAGTAAATGTTAATGTATGTGTTGTACCTGATAGAGTAACAGCTGCTCGCCCTGTTATTTTATTTTCAAGACGTTTTAAATTATCATTAGTTTGATCACCCCAGGTTCCATCATTTTCACCTGTGGTCATTAATCTTAAATTTAAACCACCACTACTCCAAGTAGATGCCATTAACTAATCCTTATAATTGCGTTACTAGCGTTAGCTGTTGGAAATTCAACGGTAAATGTACCGTTAGAAACCGAATAATCTGCACCAAAATCTAATACCATTACGGCTTTATTAGATGCTGATGTATTGTAAATTATGCAACCTCTTGTAGTAAATGTAGCACTTGACCAAGATGTGTTTGCAAAATCACAAACAGCTGTTGATCCATCTAATGCTGGAGTAACACTTGTTAAAGTATTTCCGCCTGTAGAATAACCACTGCCGCTCGCGAGTTCGTCACTATTTCCTGTAACTACTGAGTAGTTTGTTGTGCCAGCATTGTATGTACCAGATTGCGATGCGTTCGCTTTAATAAGAGCTATCTTAAAAGTGTGTCCAGAACTTGCTGTGAAGTTGTGAGTGCCTACTAAGATTTCCTGTTTAAAGCTATTAGCAATTGCTGATGTAATAGCCATGCTTATTGTCCTCTCGTCATTGTTTTTAGTTCACCATTGCGAAACTCATCATTTCGCATTCTTACTTGTTCCTCATTTGCTAATGATAGAATAGCTTTTGTATAATAGCTAGTCCACAATTCTATCTGTTGTGGTACCTCTTTCATAAAAGCTACTGCCTCTATTAGCGATCCGTACAGAATAGCATCTGGGGCTCTATCACCAAGATAAGTATTTTGATTACTTGATGATAATCCTGGAACTCTCATAGTATACCCTATTTCTATCGTTGTTGCAAGGGATGGAGTTGGTCCAAATAAGAAATTTGTTTGCCTGTTACTACTAGTGTAACTAGTACCTGTTTGATTAAGAGCATAATATCTGACTGTTCCTGTGGTTGCAGGATTTCTATTAAACTCTTTAATGAATGTTTCATCTTTTTGTAATAAGAAAGCACCATTTTGAATACGTAAATATCTGGGAACTACCATGTCTTCAGGCACCGCTTTTGTAGACACGTTCTGCGTAAGACCAAAAGTATTTATTTTTCTAAATGCTGTAAGATCTACTTCTTTAGCTATCCTAAGTTCTGCTAGTTCAATACATACTTCTATAGGAGCTTTGCCAGATCCTGTAGCAGCAGTAAAAGAAGCCGCAGAATTTTCTGTAAAATCTTGTATAGCCTGTTTTAATTGATTAAATGTTAAACCCATAATTATGTACCCCAAGCATTCTGACCCCAGGTCTGGATACCCCAGCCTGAACTATCAATGCTAATTGATATTGTACCATGTGCAGAGGTTAAAGACAACCCTCCCACATCTTCTGTAGGACTGATTCCTACACTACCTATGGCAGTTGAAGCTCCTGGACTTGTGATTGCTAACTGTGAACTAGCTTGGAATGTTAATGATCCAATGCCTGTTGTTAAAGCATGACCAGCTGGAACTTCTGTTAAATTAAAGTTTAGTCCTGTGCCCCCATGTGCTGTAGCAGCAGATTGTCCTGTTAAAGTTAAATTAGAACTTGCACTAAACGCTGGGCTTGTAAATGCTGAAGCTAATGCTAAACCATCTGCTTCTTCAAGAACACTAATGTTCGGTAATGTAAATGCAGTTTGTAGTAATTGTGAATCTGCTTGTTCTGTTGTATCTACTCCTACAGTACCTCTAGCAGAACTTAATCCTAAACCACCTGCTGTTACACCTGTAGCAATTATTGGAAGACTAAATCCAGTGTTTAATAAAGTAGAGTCTACAACTTCAGCTACGTTTATATTAACAGCACCAACTGATGCAACTGTGTTAGGTGTACCTCTACCAAATAAAGAACCAAGCTTTACTGTAGTAGGAACATTGTCTGCATCTGGTCTTGGATTATATAATGAAGTTGCTTCTGGTCCTAACTTGGGTGGAGTTAGTTGTGGGTGTTTGGGCTCCCAATCTTTTTTGTGAACTCGAAGCCCATTCCACTCCGTTCGCGCATCTTTGTATCGTATCTTCCTGCCAGAACGATCATCTATCAGATATGCATATTTACCTGAAGCTCTTTTAGCCATCGTTCTTAGTACCCGCGAATCTTAGGTTGTATATAAAAACTTGCTCTTTCTCTATCCTCTTCTTTTGCGAAATCCCATTCCTCATTGTATATACCTTTTAATTCCGCACGTCTTGTTGCATCAACTTTATCTGGATGTTTGTTAGCTAATTCAAAAGCTAACCCACTAATTAATGCAGGTAAATATCTTCTAGGTATGTCTGGATTTTGTGTATAAGTTTCAGATATATCTTGTGGATATCTGATTGTCCAACAATGCAATCTATAATAAGTTTGATCTGGAACTGGGAATAAGTAAACCTTATGATTAGCTACGCCTGAACTATCGTACTGACTGTTTCTTTCAACAGCAAATTGTACAGGTTTACCACTAGTTGTTTTGTCTGGATAGTTAAGATATTCTGATAAACTAATTCTTTCACACGCTGTATCAGTTACAGGTGATGAATTAGTATCTCTAGTAGAGGCATCAAGAATATCTAAATATTGATTAGCTGCTAGATTTACAGTAGCTGAATCTTTAGTTAGAGTTAAAGTAGTTAAGTCTAATGTAAATAGGTTAACGCCTTCATTAACCCATTTAGTTAATAATAAATTTAATGAACGTCTTGCGGTTACAAGATCATAACCTGACTTTACTTCAATGCCTACACGCTCGTAAGCTTCTTGAATTATGTCAGATACATCAAGATTAAATGTGTATGTACCAGAGGTAGCCATATGTCACCCCCTAGTAATGTTTAATCCATTCGCAAATTAAAGTATAAGTTTCACCAGAACTTGCTGCAGCTGGTACGATTACCTCAATATCACCATTATAGTTAGTTTCTTTAGGATTGGTAATACCACCTATATCACTAAAATCATAGTTATCAGTTTCGTTTAAAGCTAGTAAAGGTGTTTGAGTTCCTGATGTTAGCTTCCATTGTAGTTGAACTGGTGCTGTTGTAGCTGCAGAAACATTAAACCAAATTCTATTTAATGATACATTATCAACAGCTTGATTTTTACTATTAGGTGTTAAATTACTAGCATCTACTAGTAGGGTCGTACTCCCTGATCCATCAGAGATATTTACATAACTTGTTATAAGTTTTCTTTCTCCTTGGAATAGAGTTCTTGTTGTTACTACGTCTGCCATTTTATTTCCTCCTTATCAAGGGTGGGGTCATTACACCCCACCACCGAGTTAATATTTAATTATTATGCAGCGCTTCCATCGCCACCAACCAAGTCATCAAAGACATGGTAGTGAACTCTAAAAGTTATAGATCCGCCTGTTGGAGCTGAGTCACCTACACCACCTGTAATTTTTACTGGTTGTGATGTGCTCATTTCAAAACCGAAGTCGTCTCCAGTTGTACCATCACCAAAGCTTAAGTTTACTTTGGCTCCGTCTGCGTCACCATCTGCGACTAAACCATCTACATCAAATGCTGTAGCGTCATTAACACCAATCCAACCTAAATCGTATGTTGGGTTAGTACCACCTGTTGCACCACCTTGAACTTCTAACTTTGTGATAATAGCTCTTGCTGGTAGTATCAGTGGTAATGTACCGTTGCCTGATGCGTCTGAGTTTCTTGTTACTGCTGTTGTACTAGCAGCTGTAGGATCTGCGATGTGACCTGTTGCCACTAAAGATACTGCGCCTGCAACTTGTGCGTTCTCAGTTTTCTGTGCTTGTCCTACTCTTAATGGACCTGAAAATGTTGTTCTTCCCATTGTTTATCCTTTCATAATCTAGCTTTCGCTAGTCAATGTTAATAAGTGGAAGGGGGCACTAAGCCCCCAACCTTTAAGTTTATTAGGCTCCTTGGTTACCGTAGACAGCTCTCCAGTCAGAGAATCCAAATGAATATCTCTCTCTGGCTTTGTATCTTACGTTACCTGTTTCA